GTGTGTATTTCGTCAAAAAAAGAAACATTTGCGGCTTCGTTGCGTTTTTGCATTCTTTGGGCCGTCTTTTGGTTGACATATCGTGCGCCTCTGGACGAGTTGCATGACGCGCATGAGGGGACGAGGTTGGACACGTCGTAGGGATCAATGCCAGCGTCAATCTCAATGACGTGATCAACGCTCGTTGCTTTGACTCGTTTGCCTTTGAGTCGACACCAGTGGCAGTCGCTGTCTTGCTCGAGGATCTGCTTGCGCAGCTCTCGCCATTGTTTGGTGTTGTAGACAGGGTTACCTGCCATGGATCTGCATTCCGATGAGGCATCCGCACTTCTCTAGGTCTAGGCCCTTGATGACTTTCCATCCTGTGTCGCGACATTGTCCACAGGGCGTGTGGTCTGCTACTTGAGAAAGCAAACCGATTCTTTCATAGTCTTTAGTATTTAGTTCTTGATATACATCGGCATTATCCCCATCAGGATTATCCCCACGAGGTGTGACCTGCGGTGATGTGTTTCTCACAGGTTTATTCACAGGCTGTGGGATGTCGTAGACGAGAGTGTCGTAGCACCATTTCCCTGTCTCATCTTGGTATCTCCTGCGCTGCACATAGCCGGCGCACTCAAGCTCTGACATGGCGGTTCGGACAGCGTCAATCCCTTCCTTCTTGACGGTGCTCAGATGCCTTGTGGACGTTCTCCAGTTGTCGGGCTTGCTCAGAATGTAGATCAGGACTGCTGTGGCCTTGAAGGTGATCCTGTGGTCGTCAATGATCTCGTTCCTGATCTGAGTCCAATTTGACTCTGGGCGAGGTGCTCTATAGATGCTCATACGATGTCGTCCAGTTTGACGCGTTTCCCTGCCCGATAGGGCTGATAGCCGGCGACAGTCCCGTCCACGATGACTTTGACATAGCGGTCAAGGTGCTGGTCTTGGTTGAGGAGCGTCATCACGATGTGAGGGTTCGTGTGAAGCTCTTTGGCTTGTTTCTCGGTGAGCACTCGGGCCGAGCCGACTCGATACATACAGATCACTTGATACTCAATCATGACCGAGCCTCAACCAGTTACCGTCAATCAGAGTCTCGGCGAACATGACACTTCTTGACCGCGCTTGGATGAAGATCCCGTCAATGCTCAGATACTCGCACTCAAGGCCACCAGTGCGAAGAGCGAAGATGTGGATGTAGTGCCGATTCGGATTATCCGCGTCCCCTGATTGGAACAGGACTCTTAAGGGTCGGATGGGTTGCATCCAGTCTGTAAATACATTGTCGGGGTTCATTGGGTTGGTTCTTTCTCTTGTAGGGACTTGAAATGTTTTAATGCTGCACTCGGTGGAGCAAGCTGTGAGATCGCTAGGTCATAGCAGTCAGTGTTGAAATAGCGACCTGTCGGACTAATCAGGCCGTTCCCGTCAAAATTCATCATCGGATCGCCTTCAAGGTGCAAGGTTGCCATCCTGAAGAACTTGTCCCACGAACATCCACCAAGAAGCCAGACGCACTCAGGTGAGCCGGCGACAAACTGGACGCGATTAAAGAAGAAGAAGTCAGACTTCTCGGTCTCTTTCTTTCTCGCCCCAAAATTGACCTTGTAGTTCATCTCGGGAGCAGTAGAGCATCTCTGCGTTTTCACTTCGATCGTGTGGCCTGAATGAAGTCGGATGTCGCTCTTGTTGCTTTGATGTTTGTAGGCAAGCAGGTCGTTATTCCAGCAGTAGTCAATGACAGCGATCTCACCAATCGCACCGAGTAGCAGATGTTCCTCTTTGTAGTCGGCGCGTTTCTTAAAACTTGCGCCATCTACGTCTTGAAGTAATTCGTTTGCTTCAAAGATGAGACGGTCAGTGACTTGCACTCGAATCATCAGAACGCTTCTCCCTCGGTCATCTTCTTCGCTTTCAGATCGGCGACCAGCGACTCAAAAGCGAGACGACCAGACGGAACCTCGCCGGCATAGCCGAGAGCCCTGAGTAGTCGCCTCTGTCCTTCGGATGCTTCCCAAGGCTTAGCAGGCTTTGAGGATTGCTCTTCCTTCTGACGGTTGATTACTTCCTCCAGTGAGGCCATCTTGGGGAATGACATCATGAGCCCAGCCAAGCGTCCGAGACATGAGGTGGACGCGTTCATCTGCTCGCTGTCTCGAGTGAAGGAGGTCTTGCCCGGATAGGGCTCAAAGCAGGTTGCTTGACATGGGATCGGGTCGTCAGGTGTACGCCATGCTTGCATCGTGACCGAGATGAAAGTCTTGTCACCGATCGTGACGATCTCTGGGCGATGCTCCTTGATGCGGAGTTCAGGCCACTTCTCTAGTAGAGCTGCGAAGCGTGTCGGTACGTCAACATAGTTACTGAGATCCATAGCGTTGGGCCTCCTCGTACTTTTCAATAACAGCGGTGAGGCTTGTGTGTGGGCCGTGATCGGGATCGGTGCTCGGAGCGTAAAAGTCAATGAGATGATCGTAGAGATCCATACTCATCGTCTCCCAGAACCTAATGCGCTTGTCTCGAATCTTCAGACGAAGTTCAAGATCGGCGATGTGCTTTTCCTGCTCTCTAATCGTCTGAACCATACCGTCGGGGTCGTTCATGGATAATCCTTCCTAGTGGGATAATCCGAACCTTACTTGATCGGTGTGTCAGAGATGAGCATTGCTCGTCGCTGGTTCTCTGAAGTGCCTCCCCAAATACCCGGCAGAGACCGAGCCTCAAATTGGAGCGCATAGTTGAGACAGTCTGCGATGACGGGACACTCTTGACATACAGCGACGGCTTGACGGAGGTCGTGCCATGCGTTCGGGCCTTGCTCGGGAAAGAACCAGTCAACGGGCAGATCGCGACAAGCAGCATCGTCTTGCCAGTCTGGGCGACTCAGCATGAGATGCTCCAAGGTTGCCATCCACACTTGCCAGCTTCTTCTCGAGCGTTCCACAGTAGGAACGCGAAGCGCAGGTTTGACGATGGGATCGCCATGTCCTCAAGTGTCCAGCCCATCTCCGAGAGCCATTCCTCGTGGATCTGGTTGATCTGTGTCAGGCCGTGATCTGATCCATTGAAGACTTCTGAATCGGCTGAGATTGACTGACAGCGCGATTCCTTCCACATGACGCGACCGAGGGTCTGCAAGACTTCTGTCCTGTTGGGCCAGCCCATCTCTACGGCGAGCGGAAGCCATTCTTGACACTTGGTGTCAGGATCAATCTGGGCAAGCTGTACGACCGTCGTAGTGGTCTCTACGGGCTCGTCGTAGATCGTGGCGTTCTCTTCTGCGATCATCTGAGCGATCAGGGCTTCTTGGTCTGCGATCTGCTCATCGGTCAAGGGAACGATCTGGACGGTCTGAGGAACTTTGACAGTGGTCTGTGGCGGTGAGTCACCACCTGATCCGAAGATCACGACCAAACTAAAATACGCAAAAGCGACGAACGCTAGGAACTTGAACGGGTGCATTATTTGCCTCCAGTGTCGGGGCTCAGCTTGTGCTGTGCTCTCTTGGCTGAATCAGTTGACCGAATCAGCGACGCGATGTCAAGTCACTTGGAGAAGATGCGTGTAAACGCTTCCTCAACAAGTTTCGGATTATCTGCCATCAGTGGCGAGATTTCGACGTGTACCCAATCGGCTCCGGGCGTGCCACCATTGCGAGAAATTGTCCACTTAAGCCAATTATCGCGCGAAGAACGATATCCCGCGCCCCACTTGTCAGTTGGGAACGGTACGCCTACTCCGTCGTAGGAATGGATCTCTTCAATGTTCAGATCGTCGCGATGCTCATAAAGAAACTCCACAAGAGCCTTCCGTTGAGGCTTTGTACCTTTAAGGTCTGTCGCTCGCCATGTCGCATGGACGGAGAGCTGTGGGCCTGAACGCATCGGACGGTTCGCATAGATGCCAATGTTCTTGACACCGAAAAGGTACTCACAGAACTCGACGAATCGCTTCGTGCCGGCGCGTGGTGTGGGATGGTTCCCGTCGGTGTTGCCTGTGTACGGTCTACTGGTCATCTTTTTCTCCCTTGTCTTTGAGGCCGTTGCTGGCGAGGATTCCTGAAAGTGCTCCGGTAAGGAAGAGCATCATCGGCGACAACAGAGCCCATGCGCTTTCGTCATTGGGCGAAACTTTGTCAATCGGCTGGATGACGAATAGCAGGCCGTAGATCAGTGACCCTGTACTAAGGACGAATGTCGCAGAGAGTGTAATGCCGACGATCAGAATCAGTCTGGCCTTAATTTCTGAGTTGGTGTATTTCTTCATTGTTCGCACCTTGGGGCTGTGGGTTTGGTTTCGCAGGTGTCTCGAGTGCGGTCATTGCATCCTGTGACGACGAACATGAGGACAACTGCAAGAGCTGCGATTACGGCAAGAGTTTTCATGGTGTATCAGGAAAGTCGGCTTCGGGTCCTGCGGTCCACGTTGCCGGAAAGTCCCTAAGGGCTTGGCGGTATATCGCCCATGCTCCACGGTCTACGGGTGCATCGGCTACTTGTGTCCAGTCGGACTCTTTAAGTAGGCGGTCACGGTGTATGCGCATCCGTTCCAGCAGGTATTCGTCTGGAATTGTGTCCCCATCAAATGGTGTAGTCAGGTTGATTGTCATGGTTATGCAGCCTCGTAAATTAGTAGAAATCTTATGAAATCACCAGCAGCCCAAACATAAGTTGCTGAGCCAATGCTTGCAGCAAAACCAGCGCCACCAGTACCGACACCAATTGCTTGCGTTGTTGAGTCTAAGTAAGCCACATTTGATGTTGAGGCGAATGAACTTACGTCAACAGCAAGAGCTGTTCCCGACGCAGGTGCAGCCGCTTGTGCGGTAAGTGGCAAACTGGTTTTGTAAAAACCAGAACCTGCTGCAATACTTGCGCCGCCAAAAGTAAAAACAGCTTGAGCAATGACAATTTTGTTAACTCGAGCGTACCTTCCCGTGCTTGTGCCTGTTGTTCCTAAGTTTGGGTTTATTGCTGACGCAGTCAAAACTGGTGTCCACGACTCCCATACGGCCCCAATGGTGTTAAGCGTCGCCGCCGTCAACACCTGTCCGCTAGTTGTCCCTGCTGTCCATTGCGTAGCCATGTTTTCTCCTTATGCAAGTCTATTGGTGTCAAGTATTCCGTAGGTGGAACTGTCCAATTCAAACGACTGGTTATCCACTCCGGGGATCAGATCAAGGGTGAGAATAGTGTCGTCAGGTGTGATCCCGATTGTGATCTTACTGATCACAAGTTGTTCCCTCCGCTGTGTTGCCATACCCGGAGCGACATAATCCACAACTGCGCGTTGCCATACTCCAAACTTTGCTGTCAACAACTTAGAGAACGCGGTCTCAGCGACTCCATCATCTACGGCATTCTTTAACACTGATAGTGAGGTCTGAATCTTTTTGACGGTGTATCGAGCGGTTCCGTACCGGTTTGACCAGAAGTAAGCGACACGATCCACGTCCGCTTGTTGTTCAGTGCAAGTGCCATTAAAAGCGACATTCCTCACGCCATATTTTGCGGTGCTTGTACTGTCAACGGCTGTGATTGGAAGAAAGAACTGTCGCTGATCTTCTGCAGTGCAAGAGTTAATGACTTGATCGAAGTTGTATTGAACATCTATGTCGGAGTACGGGATCTCTCCACTTGCGAGAGCTGCTGAAGCATCTGAGAAGGAGTAGGTGGTTCCATCGGTGCGATTGAGTGCGAAGTCCACATATTTCATGTTCCATGTGAACCTTCCGACTCCTGCGGTGAGGTCAGTGGTAAACGCTGTTCCGGGGCCAGAGATTAGGAGATTGTTGTTTATCCAGTCTCCGACTCGGCCTGCTGGAAAGTCGTCGTTTGAAATAGTGGTTGCATCGGCGGTCACTGGTAAGGAACTGGCGAGCGATTCCAATCCCTCTCCTAAGAAGGGCATATCTATACCTGAGTAGTAGACGGTTCCTGCGACAGTGTAACCATTGAGCATTAGCTCAATTCCTTGAGATGCAAAACTTGTGACGATTGTGCCGGCGTATGTTGTGGTCGCAGAAGATCGTCCTGCGATCGTCAAAATGTCTACAAGAGTCAGAGTGAATCGGGACTCTTTGATTGATATGACTTCAATGTTGACATCGGAGACCATGCCACAAAAGCTTGTGATGTAGCCGGAACTGTTGCTCTTATTTTCAATAACGAACGCGTATCTAAACCAGTCAACGGCTGCGAATGTTCCTGTGCCGTTCGGTGTGAAGGCTCCAGTGTTGTTATTGAAAACGATTGTTGCTGTAGATCGTCCTGCTAGCCCGATGGCGACTTCTATGTTGATAGAGGTTGATTGTGCGTAGCTTGTGAGGTCAACTGTGGTCGCCGTGTTGGTGTAGTACTTGATCCTCCAGTCAATGTCAATAGCCATTAGAAGCGGACCGCCGAATTAGTTGTGACAGCGAGAGCTCCGTTCTGCCTCACCCATTTTTGCAGAGCTGCGACGACAGCGTTCGGATCTGCTGAAGTGACCGTGATGTTGATCGTCGGGCCACCGCCACCGCCGAAGCCCATGCTCGCCAGTTTGGAGAGAGGAATAACCGCTTCGGGTTCACGACCTTCGCCGATCATGGCAAGAGTCGGCCCTGTGACGATTCCACCTTGAGCGAGTTCGGGAATGTCTGGAACATTAAAGCCAGAGCCACCAATTTTTGGAACCCAGCTCGGGATCGTGAACGACAGTTTTCCGACGGTGTTGTTCCATAGCCAAGCGACCATTCGAAAGGCTGCTTTGAATGGTGCTGTAATGACATCGGCAACGAAACCCATCGTCGCTTTAATGCCTTTGAAGATCAGACTGAACGCTTCCATGATCTGATCTTTAAAGGTGACGATCGCGTAGATTGCTAGTCCGAATGGGCCAGTAATAATCGCGAGCAAGAGTTTCCAGTTGTCGCCGATCCATGAGATCACATTCTTCATGAACCCAATAATCTGATCTTTAAAAGTGACGAAGAAAGCGATCGCCAAACCGAATGGGCCGGTCAGGACTACTAGGAGTAGTTTCCAGTTGTCGGTCACCCATTCGAAGACTGCTTTGATTGCGTCCCAAACTTTGGCGAATGAGTCGCCGACAAACTTGATCACACCATCAAAGAGCCCGAACTCTTTTTGCAGGATTACAAGGATCGCAATGATTGCAGCAATAGCGACCACAATAAGGAAAATGGGGTTCATTGCCATAATAGCATTGAAGGCTGCTTGAACTGCTGAGAATGCTTTTGTGACTGCTGTCCATGCTTTCATTGCAGCGTTCACTGCTACGACAGCGACAGCGAGTCCGCCGATCACTGCACCAATGATGACGATGAGTGTCTTATTCTTTGAGGCCCATGCTGCAAACTCTAAGAGCTTCGGAAGCAGTTTGTTAGCGAGAGGAACGACTGCTTGACCGATGGACTCTTTGAGTTCGCCCATTTGGATCCCGAGGTTCTTCATCTTGCCTTGGGTCGTGTTTGCTGCAGTGTCTGCTTGACCAGAGAAGGTGTCGCTCATTGCTGCGAAGACTTCATCGGCTGATGCGCCACTCTTGACCAGATCGGCTAGTGCTGGATCTAGTTTCTTCAGTGGGCCGAGGTTGCCGTTAAATGCTTTTGAGAGTGCATCGGAGACAGCGCCGAGATCTTTCCCAGTACCGGCAGAGACATCAAGAGCGAGACCGAGAAGGTCTTGAGCTTTGGTGACATCTCCTGTGCCTCGAATAAGTGAGTCGAGAGCTGGGCGTAGTTCGTCGTCGGCGACAGCTGCAGCGACTGAAGTCTTAGAGATGAAGTCTTCAACTGATGAGACTTGAGCGTCTGATGCTCCGGTGACATTCTTGAGAGTCGTGCCAAGTTTTTGGGCTGCAGCGTCATCTTCGGCGAACGCTTTCACAGCATCAAATGCGACAGTGCCGAGAGCTGCAATAGCAAGCCCTGCAGGAACTGCAGCCTTCTTAATTGCAAACGCTGCCTTCTCGCCTTTGGTCTCAAGTTTCTTAAAGTCGTTGATGGCTTTGTCAATGCCAGCAGGATTCCATTCGGAGATGATTGGGAGGTTGATTGCCATCAGCGTTTCACCAGTCTCTTGTTGGTTTGATCCATGACTTCAATAACGATCTTGTCAACATTGCGTGTGATCTCGTCTAAGTAGTCGTCAGATCGCGCCCAGACGAAGCGTGACGGCCCACGACCGAGAGATGCTGTCAAGTACCCAGCGAAGCCCGGACGGGCTTTGAGAGGGTTCTTGTTGCGTGTTTGGTTTGGGCCTCGTCCTGCCATGTCTGCCATTGACAGAGCTGCACCTTTTGCCGTGATTTTTACTGTCGCGACAGACTCAAATTGTGCGCCTTGTGACAGGTTGCGTGCACGGGCTTTTCGAGTGTCAACTTTAATCGTGACGTTCTTTGACTCGTTCTTCCATGCTGTGCGTCCGTTGTGCTTTTGTCCTTGCAACGGTGCAGACGACGGAATTGAGTCTTTGATAGCCGAGAACAATGGGTTCATGGCGTTCTTGATGTCCTTGGTGATCTGGCGACGAAGCGCAGGATCAACCTTTTGGATCTCACGAAGAGCCTGCTTCAGTCCGTCATATTGGATTCCGACTGATGCTGCCATTATTGCTTTCTTCTCTGCTCGTTGATGATGCTCACGCAGGTCGCGAGATCGTCTTGTTCAAATGTGATGTTTGGAGGCCAGAACCCAGTCTCAACTAGCAGAGCTGCTAGTTGTCGCCGGAAGCCTCCTGCGTAGGGACTGCGGTCGCAGTCTCCACTACTTCTAAATCTTCTAATTTCTTGACAAACTCATCGAATGAGATCGGGACTGGATGACCTTGCTGTTTACTGGCCTCGTAGGCCATGAAGGCTAGATCTTCCATCCCGATCCCACTTGACAGATCTGATGCTCGTCGCTTGAACTTACGCTCCCACAAGATGATGACGAAAAGGTTCGTGACCACCTTGTAGGTCTCACCATCGGTGAGCTTGACGCTGAGTGTGAGTTTCATTGTTCTCCTAGTCGGGTTCGGATTACTTGATTACGGGGTGACGATGTCTCGAGCGTAAGTTCCGCCCTTGAACACTGCCTCAACAATTGAGAGCTCGCCGACGGTCGTGTTGATTGGTGTCACAGTTTCCAAATAGCAACCAGTGAGAGTGTACTCAGGGTTAGAAGCTGATTCGGTCGTTCCGGATGGGCTGACAACGATTGTTGAAGCGACACCGAACAAAGTGTTCAAGTATGTTTCTACTTCGGTCGTTCCGTAACCTTGGAACAAGGTCAAGGTCAATTCATTACTGAAGAGGCCCGCCGTGTAGGTGCGACTGGTGCTTCCGAAGCTCGTATTTTCCAAAGCCTCGGCGGTCAAAGTGAGCACCGCTGCAGAGCATGAAGTCGTCAAGGCCATGGCTGAAGGGCTAGTGACGTTGACTGTTGGATTGGATAAGTATGTTGTGGGCATTGTTTGTCCTTTTATCTGCGGCTTGAGCCGATTCTAATTGTGAGGTCGTAGGCGGGTAATTCTTGCGATCCAATCTGAGCGACTGTAGGCCGTCCAGATACAACTGCGAGAGTGGAGTTCATGAGCGCATCAACGACTCCGAGTATGTAGTCCGTAGTGTCTTGGTTGCCGGGTGGCGCGCCCAACACTCGGAGATCAATCGTGATGTCCGCCGTTTGGTTATTGAACGCAGTGAAAACAGGAAGCTCAACAAATACAGTAAGAGGTCGAGCGTTCCGAGGATCAGTGACCGGCTTATAGCCAAGAGCTGTGATCGTCGCCGAGACAGCATCAATCGCGTCTGTGAAAATGCCTGCCATCTCATGCCACTTGCGATCTCTTGATGCCGAGCAACTGGTTAATCCGACCCATTGAAGCGACGGGTGCTGAAATGCTCATGTCTTGGAAACTAGCAAAGGAATCAATGCTGCCGCGTTCTCTGTACAAACTCGCAGCCATAAGCACGACACCAGCTTTGACTGCAGCATCAGGAACGGTCGTGAGACTGTCGTGATAGCCGGCCTGCACTCTGCGTCGAAATGACCATGCATTCGAAGCGTTAACTGATGAGGTCATGAAAGCTGTGTCATTGGCGGTCGCTCCGCTTATTCCGAGGAATTCGGTGAGATCGCTTACGGATATCCAGCTACAGGTCTGAGTCCATGTCAAAGTTCCAAACGGATCGGCAGCGGACCGTTCTAGATCGTCGCCAACATCTTGAAACATTAACTGGTTAACAATGATTTCGTTTTCGTTGTAAAGCAGGTCGCCTGCTTCGTTAACGCCAGCGAACAAATAGATCGGTACAGCGATCACAATGTAGGTGCCGTTGAGGCCGTGACCGAGTCCTGTCAGTGTGATTGTCTGGCCGACTGTTATGTCGGTTGTTTCGAGGGTCTGCACCACAGCAACATCGTCTAGACGCTGGTGGTGCGTCACGCTAAATGTGGCCATGGTGCAGTCTCTCTACTTAGTCAGTCGGATCAGGCGAACGTGA